ACAACTCCAGATGAGTATGGGGGTTTCAGTGATCTAGGATTGGGTAGTGATGACATGGGTAGAACCATAGAAAATTTAGTGTACACAGAAATACCTTATGGTAAGTTTAAAAATATGACACCTGAAGATTATGAACAGATTGTAAATTTATATAAAGATGACCCTAAACTTAGAATACAACTATTAAATAAATACAAAGGTGAGTTTACTGAAGGTGGAACTAAGCTACCAAAAAGCATACACACAGAAGCAGAAGTAGCTATGTTTAGTCCTGAACTAAAAACATTTAAAAAGGTTACAGATAATCCTGAAATACTAGAAAGAGTCGCAAAAGGTAATGAAGCCTTTGATTATATGAAAGACATGGAGATGAAAATTGCAGGTATAGATGCAGGAAAACTAACAGGCAATAGAGTTGAACAACAGAAAGCCTACAATACTATAAGAGACTATATGAATGCAGGTATAGATATGGGTAAATACACAGGTACATATGGTGCAAGAGGTAGTTATGATGTATTCTTACAACAAAACATAATGGATGGTATGAAGTTTAATAGTCTAGTATCTCAGTTAGCTATCCAATTACCTAAAGGACAGAAGAAACGCAACATGAGAATACTCAGTAGAATATTAGACAATAAATTTGAAACTACAACAGGTGCAGTTTCTAGAGTAAGACCTACTTATGAACAGATTGCAGAAGGTATAGCTGAAAAGGACTTTAGTGCTAAAAAAGTTATAAATGATTTGGGTAATACTTTAGATAAAGTAAAAGATAATTTAGTAGACTTCAAAAATGAAACAGGTTATATTGAAAAACTTTCTCCAAGACAAGTAAAAGAACTTATAATGGAAATCACACCCAAGTTAAATCGTGGTGGATTGATGACTCGGTAATTACCACAACCCCAACACCCTACCATTACCCACAATAATAAATAGACACGTAACAATATGCAAAGTATACCAAAATATCTGTGCTAATTTAAACAAATAAGTGTCTCATTATCCCCATAGCCAATGCTGCACAAGCAACACCATTTACCATAAGCAATGCTCTGTCATGCCATATGTAAGCCATACCTGCTAACAAGCCTGTGCCTAAACATGAAGCTATTAAATCATAGAAGGGCAACACACCTGCTGCCCTACATATAATTCCTGACATAATTAAGAATGAACCTGACCATTTTAAATACCATGATAAATCATGAACAGGTGTTACTTTATTAACGAGTATCTCCTGACCCTTGTAACTTTCCTCTTTCTTTCCTGTCATTAAGTTTCTCCAAATTATTTTCCATTATTTTACCAAGACTAACATCCACTTCAGATGCCAACATAGCACAATACCACAAGACATCTCCTATCTCTGATGCTACATCTGATTGTGTTCCATCACGAATAAGTTTTTTAACTTTACCTGCAACTTCTCCTGCTTCACTGACAAGACCAAGAGAGAGATAAGGCAGTGCATCTTTCTTAGGATAGATAGCAGTTGACTTTGCTTTCTCTTGATACTCATCTGCAGTAATCACACTAGTGTTTCTAGACTGCATGAACTTCTTGGCTTCTTCTTCTAGATTCATCACGTTTTACTTTCTCTAATTGTTTGAAGTAGGCAAAGTTATAACCTCTCTGCCACTCTCTATGTTGCATGGTGTTAGAATTATAAGGACTCACTGTCGCTATAATTTTATGCCCTTTAACATTTCTTATATACTGATTACCCTTGAAGGCATTCACCCCACGTTCAAACTGAATACGTAGAGGTGCATCATATTTACTTAGATTTGGATTTCTCTTCTTTCTTTTCATCTTCTTTCCTTTCAAAATATTTAATTACCATTCCTAATCTGTCATCAAATTGAGCAATCTTTTCTATCTCTTTATCGATAGTTTCTTGTATGTCAGAGTGCTCTCCTATACCTACAGTCATTCTTAAATAAACTTCTACATTAGCTATGTGTCTATTTATATTTCCTACGTAGTAGGATTTTAATGCATTTAACATTAAGTCTCTCATATAATATCTCCTTTAAAATAAAAATTATAGTTAAGAGGGCAACACAAATAAAGTATTCTTCAATCATGCTACCCTCAAGTGCCTCACTACCTACAAAACCTGCAAACACTAGAGTAAATAGATAACTTACTATAGGTATTAAGACTATACCATTAACTAGCCTCAATGTCAACTATCTCACAAACTCCTGCAGTACAAGCAAGTTCTTTACTGCCACTCGTAGTGTCTTCTTTTTCAAACTCCTGTAGCTTACTCCAATCTATAGCAGATGGCATAGCTTTTGTCAAGTTATTATATTCTTCTTCATTAATATCTTGATAAGGAGCTTGTTTATAAGTGTGCTCACTAAATGGTAAGAATGATATACCTGATACATCATCAAAGTTATCATATACCCATGCACCCACTTGCATCCATTCATTCTCTTTAACAGAGACAGTGACGGAAGGTTTATGCTCACACCAATACTTTTGATAGGCTAACCAAAAGTCTAACTGTTCAATAGCAGTCATCTGTGTACGTGTTACTGCACCTGTAGGTGCTTTCATAGGAAAGCTAAACACAGTTGTACTATCAGGTTTCATAACATCAGGTTCGTTAGGTATAAGTGATTCTTTCATGAACTGTGTAATAGGGTCTTTATTATCTCCACGTACAGTTCTAATATAAAAATCATTATGTCTTGCATGAATACCACTAGCACTGTCCACTAACTGAGATACAGTTCCTGATGGTTTGATACAAGTTATTGCAGTAGACTGTGGTATATCTAGAACCTTAGATATCTGTAGATTAGTTTCTACTGCTACTTTTCTTAACTCAGTCAACACATCTTCTAGTATATCCTTGTTAGTTAATACAGGACAATCTAATATACCTGTTAAAGATACACCTAATAATCTTTCTTCTTCTGTATTATCTTTCCATACTTTACGTAAGTATTTAAATTCAGTTAAAGTAGATTGAAACGTGCCAAGAATAGTAGATAATCTTACTTTATCTTTCAAGGATTCTAATGTATCTGTTTCACGTGCAACAACTTCAGTTAAGTTACAGAACTGATAAGGTCTAAGTATAATTTCACTACAAGGATTACACCCAAAGAAATAATCTTCTTTTCTTCTACCATTTTCTTGTACCTTTTTGACTGCTGCTTTACGATTAAAGATACCACGTTCTCCTGACTTTGATTCATACAAAGATGTCCACTCTCTCATGAATGTACCCATGTCAGGCTTACCTTTATAGGCAACAGAGTTATTAGCTAGTGCTCTCTGTCCTTCATTCTCCCACCATTGACCTGACTTAGCATGACGCATTTGATCATCACCAAGATTAGATAATGATATAAGAGCAGAACGTCTAACACCACCTACGACTACAACCTCTCCTATCTTACACATTAAATCGTGACACTCAATAGGATATAATCTTCTACCTCTAGCACCCTTAAACTTCTCAATACAGAAGTCAAATAGTTCTTCTAATGGAGCAGGACCTGAAGCTCTACCACCAAACGTTTTAAGTCTAGCACCTGCAGGTCTTACCTGTGATGTATCCCACTTAGGTATCTGTCCTACATATAACATAGCAATCATTTCACGTAAAGCTCTTGCCCATCCGGGTCTACTATCTGCAACTGTAATGACAGTCGTGCTATCTTCAAAGTGCTCATTAACTACAGGTAACTTATCTACATTCTCTCTTTCAACAGAAAAGCCTACACCTGTGCCACACATAAGTATATACATACATTCATCAAATGAACGTGGACTATCTACAGGTATATAACTACAGTTGTATCCTGCCACATGGCATCTATCTAATGCTACACCTGCAGTCATTAATGCTCTCATGCTAGGCATAATACCTAAAGACATAATACCATTAGTTAGTTTTTCTCGTAATGCTTTAGTTAAAACATAGCCATGTTTCTTTTTTAAATGACTGCCTATATAATCAAAGTATCTGTCCACAGTTTCATCCCATGTCTCTCGTCTTTGATCTTCCTCTCTCCATCTTGCATACCTAGAAAGAGCAATAAAGTTTTGATAATCGGTTGGTAAATAGTTATTCATCTTGTCTCCTCACTAAATGTTTTCATATGTGTAATCTTTACACCTTCTAAATCATGCAAAGAATCTTTTATATAATCCTGTATCTCTTCGTCAACTTTACCATCTGCAGGAACAGGATAATCCTCAGGGTCTATGTGTAACGTAATATTAACTTTAACTTTTATCATCATCTAACTCATCTATCAATTCGTTAAGATACCATTGAGCTTTCTTTAAATCTTCTACACCATTCTTATATCTATATCTCCACAAGTATTTCATAATATTACCCTGTAGATAATACTCATATCCTGTGTCTGTCATAGCTTTGATTGCATCAATCGTCTCTATTCCATTTTTATTATAATGTGGTGGGTGATTAACCATATCTTCTTTCTTTGAACCTGATAAATATTTAGGTTGCTTTCCTTCCGTCTTCTTTTCCATAATCTTCCTAACCTCTCTAAATCTTTTTCTTATTTCTTCTCTATACATCCCCACATAATACTCCTATTTTCTACTAAAGTCAATAGAAATAACATTATCATCCGTTTTAATATCATCGGTAAGTAATACATCAATGGGCATATGTTCTCTTGCTAAGATTTCTGCATCCTCTTCTAGTTGTTTATCTTCTGACATTATTGGTATCAATGCACAAACTCTTCTTGCAAGTTTTAATAAGTCCACTTGATCTTTCTTATCAAGAGTCATTCCATTGGAAGATACTAAAGCAACAGACACATCTCCTGTCCACTTCTTTTTTTCTACAGAGGGTTTCAGTACAATGCAAACATCATTATTCTTTATCATTATTTTTTTCTCCTAATTTTTGAACCTGAGAATTTTATAAAGTTAGGGTGCTTATTCTTACCTTTTTCTTTTATCCAATCCTCAGGTATTATTCTATCATAATAACGGAATCCATATTTAATACACCACTCCCCATAACTAGACTTTGCTCCTTTACGTAGTTTGTTCCTACTGTTTTCAAAGACAAATCTAATATCTAAGTAGGGGTGTTGTTTCTTTATGGCTAGATGTTTACGTCTGTCTGATGCTAAAAATCTACCTTTAGTTTCTATTATTATTCCATTGTTTAACACGAAGTCAGGGGTATAGGTGCGATAAGCTAAGTCTTCCCACTCAATCTTAATAGCTTCGTAAGTAAACTTACATTTATTCTCCTTCAAGTATAGAGAAATTTTATGTTCTAATCCACTTCTATACCCATGCTTAATAGCATTTCTACGTGCTTGATGAGGAGACATCTACAGGAAAGTTCTCCAACCTGTGAATGGACTCCACTCTTTATAAGATGAGCTAGTATTATAGGTATAACCCAATGCTTTTAGCTCTTCTTTTACTGCCTCGTCTGCTAACTTCTTAGCTTCCATAGCATCTTTCAAACCTTTCGTTCTCATTTCACGATAGGCTTTTTTAGCTTCGGCTAACTCCTTTTCCATATTCTCTATGTTAGCCTGTAGTTCGTCAAGTTTTTTCTCTGACATTACTTTACACTCCATATTTTTTTTGCTTCATCTTTCATCTGTCCTGACCACAACCAAGAGTCGTAGTTAGGATAAACAAGTGAAGCTAACTCATGCTTATCATCACTGATAGACAAAAACTTCTGTATACCAAGAGCAACCTTTTGAAGTTGTTTCTTGTAAACAGATAAGTCTTTTAAAGTAAAGACCTTACTATCCTTAGGAGTAGCGAAGAATAAATCTACACTACTCTTTGGATATGCCATAGAATATAAAGCCATCTGTCTTTTCTGTGCCTCAGTTGGTTTAGTAGGCATTCTTGTAGACGTTTTTAAATCTACAATCTTATCCTTAAACCTGAAGTCAATATACCCTATGACAGGTACAGGCATATCATCAAACTGTACTTCAACTTTTTCTTGATAGTCCTCAAGATTATCATAGTTGAAGTTCTTATCAATGATATTGCCAAAGTCATTCAATAACTTTTTTTCTTTTGCAGTTTTGACATCTCCTAAATCTATCAAAGACTCTGCACAAAGAGACATAAACTTAACATCCAAAAGATTAAAGTCAAAGAATCCTTTTTCATATTTGTCGGCTAGTACAAACTCAGTAGCAATACCCCTCACTGCACTAGCACCACTTGAAGATTTAATCCCAAACAGATACCTTGCTACCCACAATGACATATCATTGATGTAAGTATTTATACTACTAGGTGACAAGTAGTTTATACCATGTGCTTTGAAGGGGTTATTACTTTTCATTATACTACTTCTTTATCATCAATCTGCACAAACGAATCAACTGTTTCTGCATCATCAGGTGATAGACTTGAATTAACATTCTCATCCCACTTACTTAATATATAAGCATTATGATTCTCAATCCAAGAGATGAAATCACTAAAAGTTTTTTGATCATCTTCTGATACACTCAAACTCTTAGTCATATCCATAGCTACCTTTGGCACATAAAACTTTTCTCCATTAGGTATACTTCTAGCATCACCTACTGCAGTTATTGTATGTTGCACAGGCAACTTTCTAGCTTTAGATAGTTCTGTAAACGGACTACCTACAATCTTAAATGCTTCACGATTATCTATCTCCCAAATAAAAGGGACATTAGTTACGTCATCAAGATTGCCATCTGTCTCTGTCTTAAAGTTCTTAATAGAAATTAATCCAAAGATAACTCTGACTCTTTTTATTTGCTTAATAAGAGTCTGCATATCTGCAGATAAAGATTTAAAGTCTTTGATATAACCACTAGGTTTACCACAATTAAATGTGCCTTGTGTATCTTTTAAATCTACATTAAGATTATCTGCCATGATAGTCTTATGATATGTACCCTGAGGCTCACCCTGCTTTGCATTAGGGTTCTTTACAAACTTCTTATACATAAAACGTTGCATAAAAGGTCTGATAGTTACCTCTTCACCATAGTATGCAGTATCTTCAGGTACATCTAACTTATAAGAACCTGCCTTTATTTTTACTACAGTCTCTACTTCATCGCCAACCTGCTTCTCTCCCATGATTGGTTTATGTTGTAGTTTTAATCTAGCTAGAGTGCTAGACTTTTTATCAGATGATTCTCCTGCTATACCCATAGCTTTAGCCATCGCAGAATAATTATCTGTATTGATAGTAACAATATCATTCATAATTTTTACCTTCCTTTCTTAAAGATTATTTGTTATATCACATTATGTCTTTTGTGTCAAGCCAATTCTTACCTATTTTCATATCTAATGTTAATGGTACATTAAAATCAATATTGAATTGGTTATCTATTATCTGTTTCATGTTGGCATTAATAGTCTTCAACATAAATACTACCTTCTGTTTCTCATCAGGATGTACGTCAATGACTATTGAATCATGAACAGTATTCACAATACAAGATTGTAAATCTCTTAGTTTATTTTCTATCTCAAGTAATATGACAGGCACTATATCTGCAGTAGCAAAACTTTGTACAGGATAATTCTTTATCTGTGTGAAGTGTGATACCTTACCACTACCATATCGTTGTACATTATTAAATGCAAACTCTCTGCCTGAAGGTGTCTTTATCTTACGTGTATTCAGAGCTTCTTGAGCCAATCTGGTGTGCCATAAGTTGACTTCCTTGTACTTTTCCGTGAAGTGTTTATAGTACGTTGCCTGTGCAGACGATCTGCCAAATCCTGTTGCTCCATATAACGGAGCAAACGTGTGTGCCTTCGCTTCTTGACGAGTAGTAGGCTCACCTGCATCACTAATAACACGAGCAGTATAACTATGCACATCAAATCCATCTTCAATCTCCTTCATTGCTGTTTTATCTTGAGACAGATAGGCTGCCGTTCTAAATTCTAACTGAGCAAAGTCTGCCTCTAATATCTCTCCATCTTCCCAACGAGATACAAATACTTTCTTTACAGGAAATGTACCACCTCTAGGCATATTCTGCATATTAGGGTCTGCTCCACTAAATCTACCTGTGGCAGTTCTATGTTGCAGTAACCTTACATGAAGTAATCCATCAGGCTTTACAAATCCCTCTATGCCTTCAACAAAAGAAGACAGATAGGTATCTAATGCAGATAATCTTTGTATATCTTTTAAGAAAGACATAGCCTGTGTCATGTGCCTATCTTTTGCCACATTGTAAAGTGTATCTAAATTAGTTTTACTTACTGTAAATCCATGAGCACTTACCCACTTTGAATTAGGTGGAGAAAACTTTAACCCTGCAATATGCTTAGTAGGAATGAACTTATATCCTTGTCCACCACAGTGTGAACAGGTGCTAGGCTTGGCAAAAGGTTGTCCATTCTTTTTAATCTTTCTGACCTGTCCTGTGCCTCTACAATTTAAACATTGCATAGCTTCTGTCTTATATAACACAGTAGAATTATATGCTATTGCATTTTTAAAATGCTTGGGTAACATATTAGGATGGAAAGAGTTACCCCATAGAGCTTTATCTTTAGGCTTTCTACTATAAATAACCCAAGACATTTGTTCAGGACTGTTGAGATTAATAGGTGTATCACCCATAAGTTCTTTAACTTGTTTAGTTAAACGTTCTTCAATCTCTAACTTCTCTTGCTCAAACTCTTCCTTAACTTCTCGTAGTTTATTTTCATCTACTTTAAATCCATTACGATATATCTTAGCTAAAGTGACTGCCACTTTATTTGTAAGCACTACAGACTCCATTAGTCCTGCATACTCTTGGGTATGTAACTTCTTATACTGCTCATCACTTAACTGTTGAGTGGCACGTAGGTCTGCAGATAAATACTCTGATAATTCTTCTCTAGGTATTTCGTCTGTGGCATAACCTTTAGCAAAATATTGTTTAAGAGTATCCTGTTTCTTTGTTTCAAGATCATATCTTTCTGCACAATCTTTTAAATGTAAAGGTTCTTTAATACCTCTTTGCATTATATACTCTGCTAACATGGTATCAAACACAGGACCATCATATTTAAATCCACACTCCCATAACCACATCAAGTCGTAGGCTATGTTATGACCTATTAATATAGTAGCTCGGTCAAGCAACTCTTGTACTCCAACATGAGGTGTATCATCTCTGTCCATACTGTATAAGTATTCAGTACCTTGATCAGTAAGACAACCCACCATGACTAGTTTGTTAGTAGGTTCAAAGGGATCAAGATGCATCTTACCATTCTTTTTAGTTACTGTATTTTCTACATCAAGTGTTAGTTTCATATTTTCTCTCCTTCAATATATAGTTATCTATGAAATGATTCAAATCGTTTTTGTGTCTATACCATTTATTCTTGTGTAAAATTCTCCAATTATCATTAAGTAATGTAACAACAAACTTACCATTTATTAGCACAGTTCCACTATCATAATCTTCTACTTCTAAATCTTTATGTTCTATAAGTTTTATTAGTTTTCTAATTCTATTCACTTCTCTTCTATGACTATTAGAATACTGTAGCTTATGATCGTTTCGTTCATCACATTCTTTTGCGAGAATCTCTTCTTGTTTTAATTCTTCTCGTAAGTCAGGTAAATCTTTTTCACTATATAAAAACTCTTGTCTTTCTAATTTACTTTTATGCTTATCTAAATACTGCATAGCTTTACCTAACTTATACGTGCTATCAGTAAATGCACCTAATCCTGTATTACAATGATGACATATCCATCCTCTAAATGTTTCAGTTTCATGGCAATGATCAAGCACCCAATTCTTCATGCGAACTTGACCTGTCCTAGATACTTCTTGTAATGTTCTTTCACAAATAAAACATTTATGATGCTCATCAGGGTAATCATTTTCTTTTCTAAGTTTTGCTAATACTCTTTTGTGTCCATTCTTGCATGACTTACAAGTTCTTTTTATTTCACCTGATGCCATAGTAATGTAACTAGTAACAGGTTGTTCAATCTTACATTTAATACATTCAATATACTTTGTCATGCTTGATACCTCGCAAGTTTATAATCTAATTCACATACAATCTTACCATGCCAACCTGTAATTTTATTCTTCACAATGTTAAGATGTCTGATTGGGTCTTCACTCTCTTGTCCCTCAACTACAGGGTTTTTAGCTATGAGGATCATAACATCTGCCTCTGCTGCTTTACCTGTACGTGAGCCTTCCATCATAGCTTGGTTCAATATAACTTTACCTTCTGCCTCTGCATTTAACTGTGACATATAAAAGACTGCACAGTTAAATGCCTTACCAATCTGACGAGCATGTATAGCATTAGCTTTCAATGCTTCATCTGTCCTAGCAAATCCTTGTGTCGTAGCAAACTTATCTCCCATATCTAACACAAGAACATCAGGTTTATATGCTTTACACACACTCTCTACCCAATTCATATCTTTATTTGTAGCATCCTTGAGAGACACATTACTCTCAACTTTTTTCCACAAATCTCTAGCTTGGCTAGGATTATTTTTTATCTCATGCATATCCATACCTGTAGATGCAGTTAAGTATCTAGCACCCACTCTCTTAGCCTTTTCTTCATTACAAAGTACAATACATCTAGCACCTTGACTTGCAAACCCTGATGGGGAAGCGATTAGAGAGGCATGGAAGCTAGTTTTACCTGTGTTAGGTCTAGCACCTACCTCAATCAAATGACCTGAGTTCACACCCTCTAATTTGTGGATAAGAGATGGTATGTTAAATGTCCATCTTGTGGCTAGATCATTAGCTTTTATTAAAGATTCTAGACTAATGTCTTCCCAATCAATATTTAAGTTAGGTATGAAATCCTCTCCATATGAATCAAGTATGTTTCTCAGAGGCTCAAGTGTGGATTGAGTACCATTAACATAGTCAAAACCAATATTAGCAATATCCTCACCCACAACTTGTTGAAATAGTTTGGATAATACTTCTTGTGCAATATCTTTACCAAGTTCATTCTCCTTTTTCAATGTAATAAATGCAGACTCATATGCTTGTTTCTGTGCAGTAGTTAGATTAGGATTAGAAGCCAAGAACAAAGCCTGTATCTCATCAGAGGTTACAGTTCTGTCATACTGTGTCATTGCTTTATCAATAGTCTTCTTAATAATCCTCATATCTTTACTGAACAATCTCTCAGGGCACTTAGCACCCTTGTGATCATCATAGAAGTCTTTATTCATTAAAGTTTTAAGTAGTGATAGTTCCATTTATTAACTCCTTCAGTTTAATTAAATCATTTTCATTTTTATATTTTAAATCATCTTCTAATCTTAGCACTAAAACTTTATTAACACAACCTCTAAGTTCCTTTGCCATAGCAAAAGACTTATTACTAGCATCAGGGTCTAGAGCAATTATAACTGTTGAGAATTGTTTCAGATACTCTCTGTGATGTTGTGATAAAGATGTTCCTAACAAAGCAACCCCAACACACCCCTCACTATCCAACACAGAGGCACTTACGCAATCCTCAACAATTACTGCAACGTTACCCTTGCCATAAGCAAAAGGCACGTTACTGTTTCCATATCTTTTCCACTTAGGTCTAACAAAAATGCTTGTTGATCTCCCAACTGCATCAACTATTAAACCTTTGTGCTTGATAGGGAACACTATCCTCTTGTCTTTGACATCAAAGTACAAGGGAATCCTTTCATAATCTAATCCATATTCGTATGCAAAACTTTTTACTTCAGGTCTGTCCATGTGAAACACGACTGACTCAGGCATCTCAAATTTTTCTTGTGCCTCTTTAGTATTTTGGAAGTGGTTAATGATATCGGCAACTGATAGTTTAGTTTTCTTTGAGCCTGATACATTGCACGATGCTTTGTAGCAGTTCCATATTAACTTGCCCATATCATTTGTTACTGTGAAAGTTTTGTAGCCATTGCAGTTAGGACAATCCATTCTTTTAGTTTCTCCATTCGCAATGTCATCTGATATGTAATTTATTATACTGTTCATCGTGGCACATCCTTAGTGCTTTTAACATAGATTTCTCTTTTTGTCAAGGCATTTTCTGCAGAGGCATAAGTATTTTTCATATAAGGTTTAACACTATTGGGTGTAGAATGCCCTGTGACAGACATAATCTGTGCCATAGACACTCCTGCCTCTACCATTTCTGTTGTGCCTGTACGTCTTAGGTCTGCTATCCTTAACTCATTAGGCAATCCACATTGATTCAACACTCTACGTGCTACCTTAGATAGTCTATGCAAAGTGTATGGCTCGTATGATTTACCTCTAGCAAAAGGATAAGGTGCTACCCAATCTTGAAATCCAAACTCTTCTTTCTGTTGACGTAGCATCTCTAAAAGATTATCACTTACAGGCAGATGAACTAATGCTCTACGTTTAGATTGCTCTAGATTCAATACACCTGTATCAAAATTTATGTTATCAAATTTTAACATTCTCATGTCACCAACTCGTTGACACCATTCATATGCCATCTGAACTATTAGTCCTAAGTTCCTGTATTCAAAGGATAAATAGCAATGATCTAAAAATGTTTTCACTTGTTCTCGTGTCCAAGTTACCTTTCTGTTGTGTGTCGTTTTACATTTAAATGTTTTGAAAGGATTTGTTTCTGCATATCCCATTTCATTTGCATAGGAATACATCTTCTTGGACACAGAACAAATGTGATTGGCAAAAGATATACCTCTCTTGAGCCAATGTTCGTATGCTCTTCTAGCTTTTACACCTGTAAACGTAGACACTCTTGACTTAGATATTTGTCTGCCATTGACAGAAGTAAATAACATTACGTTTAAAAAATAAACATAATCTTTCTGTGTTTTATTTGCGAGTAGTTTGAAGTCTTGTGACTCTAGGTACTTCTCTTTTAATTCTAAAAGATTCATCATCATCCTTTCTCATATCCCATATATTAAATGTAGGTATAGTATTATCAGGAACTAAACTCTCATGCTCTCTGTCTACTATTTCTAAAAACATTTCGTAACTTTTATCTTTCATCTTTCTTCTCTCTCTTTCTATTATATGAACCCTTACCCTTTTTAGGTGGAACAACTTGTGTTCTCTTTCTAAGGTAAGCGAATGCCCTAGCGATAGGGTTTATCTTTTTTAATTTAACCATTTAGGTTTCTCTGTATAGTTGTATCTAGCAAATCTAGATTTGTCAACAATATAAAATTTTCTATATGCCTCTATAGGAAAGTTCTCATCTGTCTTCAAGTCATCATGCCCACTAAAACATTGTGGGTGTGGGGTCATAAAGTTCTTCCAATCAGGTACAAACTTTCTACCTTCCCATAAAGATGTAAAGTGTTTGACTGCACCATGTATTTTTTTGTATCTTTTAGTGTACTCATTTAACATACAATCATATAAAGAAAAAGCAAAGATATAATTTAATCTGTTCTCCATTGCCCATAGTGTGCATGGATGCTTTTGATGTACAGGTTTGTATAAGTCATGCTCCTCTGCATAGTCAGGTGCATGATGCCATAGTGTAGTACATAACATCTGTGCCTCTTCAAGTGGCATCTTGACTACGTGTTGGTCACATAGAGATGATGCAATCTTGCTTGGTGTATCTTCTATAATAAATCTATTCATAACTTTACTCCTATAATTCTTGTGTCCAATAATTATATAAATCATTGATTGTTTTATCGTCTGCGTTTTTAATCCACTTCCAAGAATTGTTTGCCAATTTTTCTTGTTCAACAATAAATTTAATTTTATCTTCTTTTGTTATCATAATCCTACTCCCATAAATCCTAGTATGAATGCCATGCAACACATACCTAATATAAACCAAATTAATTCATCATTATTCATGTTCACCCCCTACATCTTTTGGATCATATTTAAATCTCTTGCCATTGTAATACATATATCTACTTCTGCTAGGTGTGTGATAACCTTTTTTCAAAAAGAATGTAGGTTTTCTTTTAGCAGTCTCAAACGTAGCTACAGTTAAAACAATAGCACCTAATATAAACACATGAGCAATAGCAGTTATCCCAAACATCCACATACTACCAAAATACATAGAGAATGCTATGCACCACATCCATGCTAACACTTGCATAACCATATGCCTAGTATTTAGGTCAGGTATATGTCGCAAAGGATTGTGTTCATAATTCATGACAGATTGCCATGCATCATGTATTAATTTAATCATGTGTCCACTCCTCTTGTTTACAAAATAAATCTATACCAAAGTCATAACCTTGTTTATAGTAATAGTTTGTTTGTTTCTGTTGCTTATAAAGATACATCTCATCTTTTGTGCCATGTATCATAGCATCTGTTACACCATCTTTAAATGCTTTCAGTACACCATTTGATTCTATCTGCTTATCTAAATGATGTGCATCTATTAACTTCTGTGCTAATTGGTCTCGTTCTACACTCATGATAATAACTCCATGCCTACTTGTATCATTGCATATGAATAAAGAACTATGATAACACTCACTAGTACCTTATTCATAAAATCATTTGAACCATCATTCATTGTTGTACTCCTTTCAATATATGTGCGATGACATCTACTGTCCAACCATTCCCAATCATCTTGTATCGTTGTGTCTTGGAAACACCCTCTGTGTAGTTGTCAGGCAAGGTTTGTAATCTCTCACACTCTACAGGTGTAAGTTTTCTCCATGTCATACCTTGTACCACAACATTATCTTTTTGTACAGTAGTTAAACAATTAGTCTTGTCATCACTACGTACTTCTACTTGTGGTTCTAAAGGTAAATCCATTTGATAATCTTTACGTACTCCATTGGCATCTAGCCTACGATTAACAATCCTACCACCTTTAGGTGAATAGGTTGCAACCTTTGGCTCTCTGTTACCACCTTGCATAGTGAGTAACGTAGGTGCT